ATTAGTAATACCATCTAAGGTACTTAGGTCTGCCTGTCTTAAAGCATTTTTGTATTCTATCGAATCGAATATCTTAAACGATCTCGGTTTAGCATATCTCTCATAAGGCATCTTTCTGTAAGTTACAAATCCTACCAGTCTGGAGTCTAATGGAAACTCTCCACCTTTTTCTGCTGCTTGTTTCATGTCAGATGGAAGTGCTTTGATAAGTTCTTTCTCATCCTCTGTGAGCTCGCTGGTGGGTTTCTTTAACAACTCTGTTAGCTCTGGCGGGGGTGTGAGTTTTACACTCACCTTGTCAAATAACAAGTTGCCTTCTATGTTCACCAATAATGGGTTTAATACAGTATAACTAACTGGTAAATGTCCCTTGGACCAGATGTTCTTCTTGGCAGCTTTCTCGCCGGTTGCTTTTTTAGGAGTTTTACCTGTTTTAATTTTTTGTCCGGGGATTGGTGAAAGATGGGATACACGAGGTTCGTACTTAGCTAGAACCTTATATGTAGTTACATGTCCATACTTGAAAAAATCTAAATAAATCCAATCTATCAACTCATGAAATTTTGTGTCAAACGCCCAGACATCGAAAAAGTTTTTAATGTTGTCATCATCAATGTCATGCTCAAAGCCCTTCGATGCCAAGCCTGTTAAAATGTTGACAGTGGAACCTAGTTCTGGGACTATATTGTAATACCTTATAGCATTCTCGAACTGTTCCTGAGGGGTTTGCTGCATTGGGTCTTTTGCGTTTTGTTGGCTTAAATCTAAAAAGGTACGATTGATTGTATCCCTAGTTATTACAGCGGCCTTTTCCTTATATACCTTAGGTACTATACCGCCGTTTTCCAGATACGCCAGTGTCTTGGGCTTTGGATCTAGGAAGAATGTAGACTTCCCAGTCTTTTCATCCATAGAAATAGACTTAATACCTACGTCTGGGTATTTTTTCTGAAGGTCAGCAGTGACCTTATTTAGTTTATTTTGATCCATTTAATTCCTCTCCTTATATAAGCTTGGCAGTATCTAAATCCCTACCTGTGTGGCCATCCCGTCTTCCGATATATACATCTGTCGGTTGATTAGTACCACTGTGGTTATACATATCAGTTACACCACTGTACGTAGTTCCACTGTATGTTAGTGTTCCACTTCTATGTCTATCTTTATCATCGGCCCATGAAGGCATAGCGGCGTCCGGTGTACCGGCGCCTGAGACAGTTGCCCACCAATTTTCAGCCTGGAAATCTTTTTCCATTGTTGCCATGGATTACCCTCCTATTTATCTGTGTCAAGCTCACTGTTACTTTCTGTCAGCTTGGTACGTGCAATTAAACGACTTGTTGCTAGCGTAATAAATCCGCCTCCAAGAAATGTTAATCCAAGCTCCGCGGAAATCCATGGTGCTAAAGGTTTGATGGCATAGTTCATATTAAACATTCCCCAAACTACAGGGACATACAGAATAGCCAACCACTGGAATTTCATCGAAGCGACGTTACGCAATAACTTCTGAATCCAGAGGTCCCAGAAGTTTCTTTTGAAAATACTAAGTTTTTCAGGTTCTACACATTTTGTTTCTTCGGCCACAATGTCACCTCTCCGCCGTGAGCGTAGTTCTCTAATAAATAATAGGTTAGTTAATTACTTGAGTCTCTTCTTATCCTTTAATATTGCATGACTTAAACCACGATCTTTTCCATAGGAAGGACCTGGTCCAAGCGCCTTGTGTTTGTTAAGAACAGTCCATGGAGAACCAGTTTTTCGCTCTCGTATGTAACCAGCCTTCTGAAATAATATAGGCTCCGGTTCGCCCTCCAATTCCTTAGCTACCATTCTACATCCGTGCGCTGCCAAAATTACAGCAGAATACAAGTCTTTGTTTTGTCCTTTCTTAGGTGTATCAAAGTGTAATGCACCAGAGGCTGTCTGTGTAACAACTATATTTAACATCTGTTTCTTAAGCGTCAGAACATTTTTATAAGCGTCAGCTAATATATCTGCTGTGCTTGTAGGAGGCTCTGGAAACAATAGTTTCTTGTCCTCTAACATAGCCAGTGTGGTGAAGTTAGCGTCCGCTATCCACGTAGGATTGAAGTTCACCATCTCTAGTATATGCCTACCCTTCAGGTGACGTTTATCGTCGTCTGTGCGGTCAATGAGGGGCTCGTAGTCGTTATATCCGTCCTCTAACAGATCCATAATTGCCTTACCGCCACCACCCTTATCAACGAACACTCTTATTACGTTATATGAATCACAGATGGCTTGTACCATCATGGTAAGATCTTGTGTGGTTCTACGCTTTAGTTCCAGAACGTTCACTATCTTGTTAGGATTACCATACTTTATTATTACCACACCACAGCTGGCGTCTCCGCCCTGACTAGGATCAACACCTACTACATACTGTGCTCCGGGCTCTCCTCTAACCTCTAGTGTATAACCACTCTCTTCTGTGCATGCTTCTAACACAGAGGCCTTGAAGAAACCCTCTGAATCGGATATCATGGCCGCTTCGTATTCCATTCTGAATTCGGAGTTGGACATAATACGCTGGGCTTCTGCGATATTGTTTCTATCTAAGAAACCTTCTGGGAGATCCCAGTACGGTATCTGCCATACTCTGTATTGAGAAGCGTCTCCGTCTTCTTCCATCTGAGACCAATGATCCTTCATTCGGCGCCACATGTGGTTAAACTTATAGAAACCAGACGATGTCATTATCATCTTATTAACGGTCTCTGCTTCAAAGTCGTCCTCTGTGGCCAATCCTAATTCAATCAGGCGGTGCTGTCTTTCCAGCCGGCGAACATTCTCCATAGGTTCTAATGTAGTAGCACCCATAGGCCGGACAACCATGTCCAGAGTCTGATCTGGTACTTGTGCTAATTCGTCCACCACAATTAAATAGAAACGAGACCCACGAATCTTGGAACCATCACCTAACGGCAAAGCTTCTATGAATGAGGGGTTGTATCCACCAATTGCTTTAAATCTTAAATAACATGTGTCCGAACCGCGAGTAGGTCTTTTATCGGTGGCTTCTCTAAGTAATGGGGATTTGGCATAGAGTTTTTCAACTTCGCTGAAGATCATTTTTGATTGTCTGAAAACCGGTGCAATTAATCCCACACGGTATCCAGGGTATAACATACAACTTAGCGCAGATAGAGCTCCTAATAGAAATGTCTTACCAAAACCACGGCCAGCAACCGTGATGACATAGTTCTTGAACCACATGTCTTCAAACACAACACGTTGGATATCTGCTAAATCAATACGCAAAAGATCGTAAGCTGCTATACAAGGATTTTCTCTATAAAACTGTAATAGTTTCGTGCCCTGATCCATCAGGACTTCGATGTTTTGTCTTGCCACTAATCATCATCCCCCTCGTTTATTTCTGTTTCTACGTCATACCGATTACCGGTATAGTCTTTGCGGGATGCTAACATGGTTTCTTCCTCTGCTTTGTTTTTACGAATCTGCTCCGTGAGTTTGTGTTTCTTTGCTTCATCAAACGCCACTGCCAGGTCTACAATAGAGAAACCTTTAAACTCATTGGGGTTAATTCTGTCCTTTCGGCGAGTTGCTAAGTTCTCTTTTAGAACTTTATTTTCCTTTCGAATCTTTTCTAGCGCTGTTGATATATCAACTTGTCTATCAGTATCATCACGGCTTGTTCTGAGAAGTCTAAATTCAAGCACGCGATTTTTGGCCAAATCCATAATATCATCCATATCACCAGAAGTTAGGTCTTCCTGGTCGAAATCTGCTAGATACACATCAACAAAATCATGATATATAGAAGCCTCGTCCTCTTTAAAGATTTGATCTATAGGGATGATTTCCTTGATCATCTTTTTTGGTTTGGGTGCGTTCTTTAATCTACCACTTCCTTCTCCGCCCATGACACCTCCTATTATCCCATGTCATCAAAGTATTCACTTGGATCTATGTCCAATATCTCACATTGTTCCATAAATAGCACCAACAACTCTGGTGTAATTTCATGACTGAAAAACTCTATATTGGGTCCTACTGTGATTTCAATACGGTTAGCATTTCTGAGACTTTTTAGAGTCATGACGTCATCTAACCTATCAATATTTTCCTCGTTATCTACCATCCATTCACAGACTTCACCGCCTTCCTCAAAATTACAATACATGTTGGTCAGCTCTTCTGACAATGGATTTCTGAGTTTAAAAAATACTATTAAAGAATCTGATATCTTATCTTTTGTTTCTTGTCTATGTCTTTGACCCTTTTTGGATTCGCTTATAGAACGTTTACTTGTCTCACTTAATTTAAAACCTATTGGTCTGCCTCTGCGGCCACTACTCATAATTCACCTCCGTTACCGTAGAGAATTTTTTACACTCTGGACAGATAATGCCGGCAGTAGATGTAGTGCCTGAGGTTACATAACCACAGTTGTCACACTGTATATACGCTGATCTACCTACCGACTTTGGAGGTTTTCTAAAACTAAAATCTAAATTTTTTGAGTCTGATATCTTACTTTCTTTGTGAATCCTAGCATTATGTTTACCAACACCGCCAATAGGCTCATAGCGCCGCGGTGATCCTGGCGGCAGCTTCTGACCCAAGTCTGAGTTTTTAACATGCTTAGCTATGTCCCTCTTAAACTGTTCATTCATTAAGTCCTCTCCCGTCTGTGGTCTACGTGTATCTCACGTTTACTCGCAATGTAATCTGATAAATAAACTGTCAATTCTTCTGAAGTATATTTACTCAAATCTTTTTTCCATTCCTTTGAACTCCATGGGCCATAATGGTAACCACATGAATTACGTATAATCTGGTAAGATTTAGTTGACAACATTTGAGTTGCATCCTGAACCTCTTTAACCAGCTCCGCCGCCAGCCTTGGATGATTCTTAGCTGTATGGCCTGATTTCTTCATCCCCTGTTTTCTCAAATCATGTATAAGGCACGACGCAAGTATTTCATCCCTCTTACTCTCACATTCAAGACCGCGGCATAATTGATACGCCACAGTGAATACCTTCTTGGTATGTAGTATAGTACCGTCAGCACCTAGCTCATCAATCGGGTGAAATTTGCCCGTTGATGACGCTGGACAATCTGTAAAGAAATAGTCCGGCGCTGCACATATACATAATCTTGTAAATTCTCTTATTGTATCATTATATATTAATTCTAACTGCTCAGCGAATACTCCGCTCTTATAAGTTTCATCAACCATTTCCGTCTCCTAGTACGGCTTGAATGTCTGCGCCGTAGTATCTATGTTTGTCCTTACTATTTCCGTCCTGATAGAATTATGGTTTGCATTGTAACCGGGTGCTTTCCAACCATCCCCTCTATCTGGGTCTGCGTTATATCTTTCTAAATGTGTCCCAGGTCTGATGGTCATATTCTTGTAAGCATAGTTCTTGTCTATGACCCAGGGGTATCTAGTTTGCATCTTAACCCATCGGGGTGATGCATATTCAGATATATCTATTGGCATATGTCTCCTCCTTTAGGTTATTTCTTTACTGGCACTCCCGTTATTTCTTTTTCTTTTTGTCGTCCTTCTTCTTCTTGTCTTTCTTTTTATCATCCTTCTTGTCTTTTTTCTTGTCGTCGCCGTCTTTCTCATCATCATCATCTTT